AATCTTCCGGCCGGAAGTTATGCAAACGGAAAGAAAGCCTGCATCGTTGTAGCACAGGCAATTCCGGATGCAACAACGATTAATGCTCCGGTGTACATTACCATCGGAACAGGAACGGTTCTTTATCCACTTACAAAGCGTAATTGCCGACAGGTAACGGCTTGTGGATTAAGAATACGGACAAGATACAGTACTTGCGTAGAAACCACACCTACAGGCGGTTTATTCCGACTTCTTGGAGATCCTTGCTGTTCTCCAAATAACAATCTTACATCAATTAATGGAACGGCTCCGGTTGCGCCGACAAATGATGTACAGACTCAAAGTGTGAAAGGAGTGAAGTAGTATGCATATCAAAAGAATCCACGAAATGTTAGAATGTCTTACCGAAGTGGCAAAGACACAACTTGATAAAGGAGCCAGTTGCGTAAACACGGACGAAATGGGTAAGGCGGTAGACATGATTAAAGACCTTACCGAAGCGGAATATCATGCCCTCATTGCAAAGTCCATGGAAGAATACGAAGAAGAGGAAAAGGAAGCAGAGAAATTCCGTCTGCATCTTTTTGAAAAAAGGTTTGGAGAAGATGAAGGAAGAAGATTTTACGACCATTACAGATACGCCAACGGAAGATTCGCCCCTAAAGGATCCGGGACATATAGACGTAATTATACTCCTTATCTTGGCAGTTCTTCTTTCATGCCCGAATGGAACGACAATGAACCCATGTCCCAAAGAAGAATGAGAGACATGGACCGGAACGACGGAAGAATGTATTACACAGAGCCGTCCTATCAAGGAAGCAACCGTGAATACAGTGAAAGCCGATATGACAAGGCAAGGCGTATGTACACGGAAAGTAAGGAACTGCATAAGGCAAATACACAGACCGATAAAGACCAGAAGATGAAAGACCTTGAAAACTATTTCAAGGAAATTTCCGAGGACTTGACCGATGTGATTTCTGACGCTACGGCAGAGGAAAAAGCCATGTTGCGGACAAAATTAACCGGACTTGCCGGACGCATTTAGATGATAGGGGCAGAAATGCCCCTATTCTTGCACATTGACAACTAAATAGTGGCTAGTGATTAAAGCGTCTAAAGTTGATTAATTTTATCGAATATGGTAGAATTTTTGCATCATAAAAGAGAGGGGGATATATACATATGAAGATTTGTCCTATTTGTGGTGCGGAAAACGAAGACAACCGCATCATCTGTAAAGAATGCGGTTTTGGAATGGAATTGGAGGAAGATACGCAACCAGTAATGCAACAGCAAAGCGTTCCTTATCGTAAACCAGAGAGGAAAACCGGTCTTGCACTTGCTTCGCTGATTTGTGGAATTATCGGTTTGGTTCTTTCATGTGTCGTTATTGGCATGGTTCCGTCTGTAATCGCATTAATTCTTGGAATTATTGCACTTACCCTAACAGAAGTTAAAAAGCAGAAGGTAATGGCGATTGTAGGAATCTGCTGTTCCGTTCTTGCCACTTTGATTTCTATTGTGGCACTTGCGCTGTTTTTTGGTTCTGGCAGTTCTTCGAGTAGCGGAGATTCAAACAGCAAGGCAGACAACGACACCAAAGAAGAAACGATAATTGATATGATTCAAGGTGATTCCAAAGAGCAGTTTATTAGCGAATGCGAGGACTTTAACTACAAAGATCTTGCCCGTGATCCGAACGGAAACATTGGAAAGAAGATCAAACTGGAAGTAAAGGTTCAACAGATTTTAACACAGGGCAAGAAAACCTATTACAGAGTCAATATGAACGATGAGTATGGATTCTGGGGCGGTGGCGAGTTTATCATGTGGGATAACCGCAAAGACGATGACATGAAAATCCTTGTCGATGATATTCTCATGGTTTATGCGGAATTTGACGGTACAGAAAGAATGGTAAGGGCATTTACAGACACCGAAGAAGATGTTCCGTCCATAAAGGCATATTATGTGGAACTTCTGGACGAAGATGATTACACCTATGATTTTACTGGTGGTTCAACGGCAAATACCTTAAGCGAAGAAGTTTTGAATGACGGTACGATTGATACGGATTTTGGAAACTTTACTCTGAAATATACCAGATATGAACTGTCGGAAGATTACGAGGGTAAGCAATGTGTCATAATCTATTTTGACTACACGAATAATTCCGAAGAAAATTCCTGTTATTCATGGACGGCAAATGTGCAAGTGTTCCAGAATGGTATAGAATGTGGCGATGCATTTATACTGGACGATGACAACAAAGCATTGAATAATGATATGACGGAAGTCAAGAAAGGAACAACTATCAGTGTCGCATCTGCATTTTATATTGACGGATTGGACGATATTGAACTTGAATGTGGTGTTCTTTACGGCGG